CCTAGAAGCATGCGCTTCTGACGAAGCGCGACCGACGGCAAGCGGCACCGCAAACGACGGCAAGCGGTACCGCAAGCGGTGAGAAGCGGTCGATGAAGCGGTGGATCGGGAGGAGACCGATGGAGCCCTCGAAGACGAATGTTGATCCCCCCTCCGAGACGATCCTCGGACAGAACGCGATGGGTGTCCCGCCGGGCTCCGTCGTCCAGGTCTCAGGGGATGACCGGGTGCCAGTCCTACCAGCTCCCGAACAGACCAGGGTGACGGTCTGGTGCCCCGAGTGCCAAGAGGCCGTGCTGATCCACGACGCCCATGCCTTCGTCCTCGGGATCCACCAGCGCGTCTGCAGCGAGCTCGAGCGGGTCAACGGTGTCGATGCCTGAACCCGGCTGGACGTGGCAGTGGGCTCCGGCCGACGACGTGTTCCGGGAGCTCGTCGAGCACAACGAGGCCGCGACGGTCTGGATCGGCCCTCCCGAGAACCCTGGGACCGATGGCGCCCTGCTGCGCCTGACCGACGCCGAAGGCCGCACCGTGGCCGAGCGCGAACTCTTCGACATCGTCCACAAGCCCGACTGGAAGCGAGGACCCGATGATCTTGTCGAAGCGTGAACGGGCGGTCGTGAAGGCAACCCAGGCCGGCGTCGATCGGGAGCTCGTTCGGCAGGGCTTTCCGTGGCGCGATCGCATCATCATCAGGCTCCAACAGCGTCGTGAGCTGCGCGAAACCGCCCGGAGCTGCCGATGATCCCGCCTGAGCAGATGCCGCCAGCCCCGACGATGGCACCCGGCAAGATCGACCAGGTCACCGCCGCCTACGGCCCGGCTCGGGACCCCTCGCAGAGCTGCGGCAATTGCGTGCATTTCGATGGCGCGGCGAGCTGCGAAATCGTCGACGGGCCGATTGATCCGGGGGGCGTCTCGGACTTCTGGGAGCCTGCTGCCGGCGGGGTGCCGATGGGGCCGGGGCCGATGCCAGGACCAGGGGGATGATCTGATGGCCGACACGCAGAACGCCGCGAGCATCGCCGAGCTGATCGCAGGGGTCCTTGGGCCGCGCGACGACATCGCAACCGCGACGGTCAACGGAGCTCGGGTTCGCATCCAGACCCAGGCCTCCGAAGTGTTCGAGGTCACCGTCACCGAGGAGTGGCGGACCGAGTGAGCCGGCTCCTGGATCCCGCCCCCGGTGCGGTGGCCGAGCCGGCCTTCATCGCCTGCGGTGACTGCGGCTCCGAGCACCTGCCGCCTGTCCCCTGTGGGCTCTCGTTCCGCGACCGCCTCGCGACCGTGCAGGTCTCCGAGCAAGGCTTCGACACGGTCGAGAAGCGACGCTACTTCGACAGCGTGGCGCTCGATGAGGCGTTCGGACCGGATCGGCGGGAGCGGATGCTCGACGAGACGCGCGGCCTCGGCCCGGTGCAGACCGCGGAGGACGGCACGCCCTGGGTCTACGACGATCCGGTCACCCGCGAGATGCGGCCCCTCGAGCGGTCCGACATCATCGGCGGCTACCTGCGCGGAACGCCCGAGAGCGAGCTCGACGAGGATGCCTGATGCCCAAGGGACGGACGCATCACCGCGGGGAGAAGGCCTACGCTGCAAGGCTCTACGGCCAAGGCGTGTCCCTCGGGGACATCTGCAAGGAGTTCGAGATCCAGCCCCAGACACTTTGGACCTGGCGCCGCGATCCGGAGTTTCAGCGCATCGCCAACGAGACGATCGAGCAGGCCGTGGCCCAGGCCGCGCAGGGTCTGCGACGGCTTGCTCCCCAGGTGATCGACGCCTTCGAGCGCGGCCTCGCGAGCCGCACCAAGGCCGTGAAGGGCTCCGAGGACCAGGTCGTCGAGCTCCCGGACCTCAGCCTGATGCTGCTGACCGCGGACAAGGTCAGCCAGCGGATCCCCGAGCTCGTCCCACACAAGGGCGTCGACGTCGACGTGGACCCGTCCAACCGGCTCGTCGAGCTGCTCCACCGCCTCGATGAACGGGACGGAGCTGCGGGCGGCGATGACGGAGGGCGACCTCTCCCGCCTCCGCCTGGACCTGAAGCTCTACTCGGCGACGAACCTGTGGATCATCACGAAGCCGGGGCCGAACCAGCCGGCGGAGCTGTCGGTCCTTCGCCCGAACCTGGCCCAGACGATCTGCGACGCGAAGGCGGACCGCCAGAGGGCTGAGACCGGCCGCATCCGCGCGATCGTCCTGAAGGCGCGGCAGGAGGGCATCTCCACCTGGGTCGCGGCCCGCATCTACCACGGCTGCACGCTCTGGCTCCGCCGGCGCGGGATCGTGCTCGCGGACGTGTTCAAGCGAGCCGGGGACATCTTCGAGATCTACGAGCGGTTCGACGAGCACAACGCGATCCGACCGCCGAAGAAGACCAGCCGCAAGGCGCGCGAGCTCTCGTGGATCACGGACTCCAAGCTCGAGGTCGACACCGCCCAGGACCCCGACTCCGGTCGTGGTGGGACGCGCGACTTCGTCCATGCCTCCGAGTTCGCGGCCTGGCCGTACCCCGCTCAGACGCTCGGCGGGCTGCTCGAGTCCGTGCCGGCAGACGCGGGCGAGGTCTGGATCGAGTCGACCGCGAAGGGGGTCGGCAACGAGTTCCACGCGATGTGGGAGGCCGCGGTCCAGGGTGAGAGCGAGTTCATGCCGATCTTCCTCCCCTGGTGGATCGACGCCGGCTACCGGCTCGCGCTGACCGACGAGCAGCGCCGCGAGCTCCTGGTGGACCTGGACCCGTGGGAGCGCCAGGCCGTCGAGCCCGGCATCCCGTGGGAAGAGACGCCTGATGAGATCATCCCCGAGACGCTGCCCTCGGGCGCCTCGTACAACGCTGCGCCTTCCCGGTGGCGGCTGACGCTCGAACAGCTCGCCTGGCGTCGCAGGAAGATCCGAGAGGGCGGACTCCTGAAGTTCCAGCAGGAGAACCCGTCAACCTCGGATGAGGCGTTCCTCGTCTCGGGGAGCCCGTACTTCGACCAGGAGCGGCTCAAGCAGATGCTGCTTCTCTGTCGGCCCCCGATCCGTCGCGGCAACTTCGTGAACGCTGGCGGCGGAATCGCCTGGTCCAACGGCGATCGCGGGTTCGTTCGGGTCTGGGAGGACCCCGACCCCGATGGTCACTACGTCCTGGGCGGCGACACGGCCGAAGGTCGAATGTCGGCAACGGCGAGCACGTTCTCCGAGATCGACGCCGAGCGCGGGGGGCGCGACTTCTCCTCCGCGGACGTGTTCAAGGTCTCCGAGCTCGTGGATGGGCCGACACCGGGCCGGAAGATCCGGGTCCCGTGCCTTCGGCAGGTGGCTCAGATCCACGGGCGCGAAGGCCTTCCGCCTGACGTGTTCGCGTTCCAGGTCTGGGCCGCGGCTTGCTGGTGGAGCTGCCCAGGTCGAGCTGACCAGCCGAAGGTCCGGAGCCCGCACCTGACCGGGATCGAACGCAACCACTCGAGCGGGCAGACGACGATTGCCCAACTCCTTGACCGCTGGCATCACGCCAACATGTTCATCCATCACCGGCCCAACCGCCGAGACGACGTCGTCGCGCTCGAGTATGGGTTCATCACGGACGGCAACACGCGACCCCTGATCCTCGACGAGCTCGAGCAGCTCGTTCGGACCGGCGGCATCCAGATCAACTCGGCAGACACGATCCGCGAGATGCGGACCTTCGTCCGCGGTGGGGGCAAGGCCGAGGAGGGAAAGACCGACGATGGCCGGCCCGAGGCCCAGAAGGGCTGTCACGACGATCGGGTGATGTCGGCCGCGATCGGGGTTCACATGCGCGCCTACCACTCGGACGGGCCCCTATCGGCAGGGTCGCTCCCGCCGGCGCCGGACCTGCCCGAGAGCCTGATCGAGTACCCGACCGACCAGCCGCCTCCGCGGGTCGCGGTGGCCCAGCCCCAGAGCCTCATCGAGGCGTGAGCGAAGGGAGAGACAGATGCCAGCTCGGAACGTGACCATCGTTCGCGGGGACAACGTCCTCGGGACGCACTCGCTCGGTGAGGGCGAGGTCGTGACCGTGGAGGCCGTCAAGCGTAAGGACAAGGATCTCGGCGTGAACCCGGAGGCCGGCAAGGCCAACACGCTCGAGGACTTCGTCGTGACGCTCGCGGTCCCGCCTGAGAAACCGAAGAAACACTCGAAGGCCGGGACGAACGACAAGGCCGCGAAGGCCTGATGCCGTTCCGGTCCGACAAGCAGAGGCGGTTCATGTACGCCAGGCACCCGGAGATCGCGAAGCGGTGGACTGCGCGCTACGGCGCCAAGCCGCGGCCCCTGCAGAGCGGGCGCAAGGGCAGGAGGCGCCGCCGTGGCTGACGCTGCATCCGAAGCCGCGCTCGTCCCCCTGTACGAGGAGGGCGATCAGGAGCCGCTGGACCAGGCCGAGCACGCCATGCTCCTGAACCGCATCTTGGAGTGGCAGATCGCGGCCGACGGGTTCCGGGAGCCGAAGAAGCGCGACTGGCGCCGCGAGTACCTGATGTACCGGAGCTTCGTCGCTCCGCGCCGCGTCGGCGAGTGGCGCTCGCGCATGTTCATCCCGATCAGCTTCTGGGTCATCGAGACCCAGATGCCCAAGCTCATCGCGCAGCTGCCTCAGCCGATCGTGCTGCCTGTCGGACCCGAGGACGAGGAGCCGGCGCGGGTGATGGAGGAGCGCCTGAAGTGGGCGTTCGACCAGTCCCAGCTCCATCTCGAACTCGTTGCGGCGTACCGCTCCGCGCTGAAGTATGGGACCGGGATCCTGAAGGTCTACCCGGCCAAGCTGCAGGACTGGGTGATCCTCACGCAGCCCGTCGTTAGGCGCGAGGAGGTCGAGCTCCCGGAAGACCCGGAGATCGATCCCACCACCGGCCAACCGATGCTCGACATGGACGGCAACCCGCTGATGACCGGGGGCGGGACGCAGGAGATGGAGGTCCCCGTCCTCGACGCCACGGGCTCACCGAAGACGCGCGACGTCCGGCAGCCCTTCACGTACTACCAGGGCCCAGTGGCCGAAGCCCTCGACATCGAGGATGTCTGGGTGAGCCCCGAGGCCTCAAGCTTCGATGACACGCGCTACGTGATCCACCAGGTCTACCGCGAGCTCGAGGAGATCGAGCAGCTCGTCAAGGATGGGACCTACAAGCTCCCGGAGGGCCGTTCGATCCGCGACCTGTGGGAGTGGGAGGACAACCCCGCCCTTCAGCGCCAGGGCGAGCTCGGGGAGTCCGGCCAGCCCGACATGACGCGCGAGCCGGTCAGGGTCTGGGAGTGCTGGACGAAGACCGGCATGGTCTACACGGTGCTGAATGAGCGCCTGATCGTCCGCAAGGCCCGCAACCCGTTCGCCCACGGCAAGGTGCCCTTCGTCCGGATCCTGGATTACTTCCAGGAGCACGAGTTCTACGGGACCGGCGAGCTCGGGCCGATCCTCGGCATCCAGGACGCGATCAACTCGCTCTGGAACAGCCGCATCGACAACGTCCGCCTGGTGCTGCAGCGCGTGTTCGCGGTCAACACGGACAACCTCTGGGACCTGCGCGACCTCCGCCTGCAGCCGGGCGGCGTCATCCGGATGCGGTCGACCCAGGGGATCAACCCGCAGGACCTGCTCTACCCGATCGACTTCCCCGACATCACGGGCTCGGCCTACGAAGAGGTCAACGAGCTGATCGGGCTGGTCGAGCGGGTGCTCTCGAACTCGGGCTACCAGTCCGGCGTGGACTCCGCGACCATGAACGACACGGCCACCGGGGTCGCGCTCATCACCGAGCAGGGGAACACGCGCCACGCGACGAAGGTCCGGATGGCCGAGCTGACCGGCCTGGTCCCGCTGACCCGGATGTTCGGATCGCTGCTGCAGCAGTACGCGCCCGAGAGCCTCCTGGTCCGCCGGGAGGGCGGATCCCAGACCGCCGGCGCCGAAGAGCAGGGTGAGATGGGCGAAGGTGGCCCGGACATCGAGGGGCAACAGAGCGAGTTCGGTTGGGACGAGCTCACCGCGGCCGAACTCCAAGGGAATCTGGACTACGACCTCGAGGCCGGTGCCCAGGCCCAGACGGATTCGGTCCGCAAGGAGCTCGACATGACCTTGTGGAACCTGCTCCACGGGGCAACGGACGCGGCCGGGGTCCCGCTGGTGGACGAGCGCGAGCTCCTACGCGACTTCCTCCGGTCCTGGGGGAAGAAGGACACGAGCCGCCTCATCGTCGACCCGCAGGTCTGGCTCCAGGAGCAGATGGCCCAGCAGGCCGCGCTCGCCCCGCCGGGGATGGGCATGGAGCCCGGTCTGGCTGGCGGCATGGGCGAGCCGCTGCCACCTGAAGCCGAGATGGCTGGCGCGCCGATGGGCTTCTGATGCAGCTTCGTAAGCACCGACATCGGTTCAGGCAGTTGCCAGTCGTCGGGAACGTCCTGGCCGAGCTCTGGCGGTGCGGGACGAGAGGCTGCGCGTTCTCGTTCGAGCAGTTGCTGCTGTTCGATCGGGGTCGGTACTGATGGTGGCCAGCTTCCGCGACATCCCGGACGCCCCTGAGCTCCCGGACGAGGAGCCGGGTCCGACACCGGAGCAGCTCGCCGAGGAGATCGCCGAGCTCGAAGCCCGGCTGATCCCGTTCGAGAGCGGCCAGTGGCCGGCGGTCGACCGCGAGCTCCGGACGCAGCTCAACGCCGACATGGGCCGGCTCGGGGGGATCGGCCCGTTCACGAACGACCAGATCCGCGAGCTCCGCGGCCGGGTCCAGGCCCTGTCCTGGATCTTGAACCTGCCGGACTCGATCCGGCACGACCTGAAGCAGCGTTTCGACATGCTCCACGACATCGCGCAGCGTACCGACGAGGGGGAGGAATCCGACGATGCCACCACGAGCTAACCCGTTCGGCTTCGACGAGGACGGCGACTGGACCGATCCGCCAGCGCCCGAGCCCGGCAAGGGGCCGTTCGAGCACATCGAGCAGATGAGCCCGGAGGAGCTGTCCACCGAGGAGCGCGAGATCCTCGAGGGCGAGCAGCCAGAGCCCGCGCCGTCCCAGGAGCCCGCTCCGCCTGCGGAGAGCGCGCCTCCGCCCGTCGAAGCGCCTCCCACACCCGTTCCCCCGGCGGCGGAGGGCCAGCAGCCCGGAGAGACGCAGCAGGAGTGGATCAGCCGCTACGTCGGCGAGGGGAAGAAGTATGCCGACGAGCGCGGCCTCGAGCAGGGCTACGAGAACGCTCTGGCGATGCAGGAGCGGACGGCCGCCCAGCTCGCCGGGGAGCGCGACCGCCGGGCCAAGGTTGAAGACCTGCTCCGTCAGGCTGCGAGCCTGCAGCAGGTCGTGACCGCCGATAGGCCGCCGGCGCCGCTGGATCCGGCGCTCATCGCTCGAGCCGAGCAGCTCGGGATCGACGCGGACCAGCTCGCCATCGCCCAGGCGATCGCCGACCAGCAGGCAGCGGCGCGCGTCGACCAGATGCAGCGCCAGCTCCTCGCCAATGGCCAGCAGGCGGCCGAGCAGCAGGCCGAGGAGGCAGCCAGGTACTCCGACCAGACCGAGTTCGAGGCGTTCCGCGCGGCCCACGCGGACGAGTACGCGAGCCCCGAGCTCGCGGTCGCCGCGCTCCGAACGATCTGGGACCAGCTCGACGCCTACGAGGACGATCCGCTCCCGATCACCCAACGCAACCTCGAGATCGCGTACGAGGCATCGAAGGACCCCGCGCTCATGGACGTCCTGACCGCGATGCCTGACTTCGTAGACACCGACAAGGGCATGGACCTCGCCCGGCGCCTCGCTCACGAGGGGACACCCGCACCCGCGGCCCCCGCTCGAGGCACACCCGCAGGTGGGGCTCCACTGCCGCACGTGGAAGGCGGAGGTCGCGGCCCCGCGCCCGACCAGGCCGCCCCCGAAGAGTGGGCAGTCGTGACACTCGCTAAGCAGGACCGAGCACTGAAGTCGCCGCTCGGGATCTGAGGAGACCCGGAGCATCCCGGCCCTGATCTACCGGGGAGACCCGGCGCTACCCAGCGCCGGCCCCGCCCAGCACCGCCAGGGAGACCTCGGTACGCCCTGAGCCCCTGATGAACGCGGCCCGCGATCGGCGGAGACCCGCCCTCTGACTGGCGCCCCCTCGCTTCACGAGTCCTGAGGAGGACCAGCCATGCCCACGAACATCCGCGTCGCAGAGTCGACCGGCAACGTGCCCGCATCGCGGGCCGTCCGTGACGTCTCCCGCGACATCCACTACCTCGACGCCGACGCGGCGCCCTATGTCCTGATGTCCAAAAGGGCAGGCCGGCGCCCAGTCTCGGCGAAAGAGTTCGAGTGGATCGAGAAGCAGCGGCCGACTGAGGTGGACAACGTCATCGGGGCGCAGACGAACGTCGACACGGCGATCGAGGTCGACACCCCGAATGCGTACTTCGTCGACGACCTCGTGATGAACATGAGGACGCGGGAGATCTTCCGCGTGACCGTCGGCGGCACCTCACCGATCACCGTGGTCCGTGGAGTCGGGTCCGTCGCCGGTACGGCGATGAACGACAACGACCCGCTCATCATCATCGGGCCGTCCGTCCAGGAGGGGAACACGGCCGGGATCGAGCGCTCGGTCCAGGAGGCGTTCCTCACGAACTACACCCAGATCTTCGAGCACCCCTTCGGCACGACGGGGACCGAGGCTGCGGTGGACAACTACACCGGCAAGGATCGCCCGCGCCTGCAGCGTGAGTTCGCGACCTACCACATGCAGGCGATCGAGAAGGCGTTCCTGCTCGGCCAGAAGAACCAGGACGTGTCCGCCCCAAACAACCCCCGCCGCTACACCGGGGGCTTCGACTACTTCATCCAGCTCAACGGGCTGAACGTGGTCGACGCGGGTGGGGCGCTCTCGGATCCCACGGTCGAGGACTTCGCTCGACGGCTGTTCGAGAACACGGGCGGCGGACCCACCAGGGTCTTCTTCACCGCCAGCAAGGTCGTCGCGATCCTGAACCAGCTCGCCGCCGGGCGTCTGCAGACCGTCCCGCGCGACGAGGTCTACGGGATCTCGATCAAGCAGTGGGACTCGTTCTTCGGGTCCCTGTTCGTCGTCCAGCACCGGCTCCTGAAGTCGGCGCCGGATGTATCCGCGTTCGCCGGCTTCGGCGAGCGGCTGTTCGGGGTGGACCCGAAGAAGCTTCGGTATGCCGCGTTGCGAACGCGCGACACGAAGCTCGAGGAGAACGTCCACAACCCCGGCTACGACGGTTGGAAGGATCTGTACCGCACCGAGGCTGGCTTCGAGATCGCCAACCCCGAGTGCCACGGGATCCTGAAGACGATCACGTCGTAGGTCGAGCTCCCCCTCGGCCTGCGATCGGATGAGTTCCCCCTCATCCAGACGCCTGCAGGGCGGGGCGGCCAGCCCCGCGGGGCCGACGTCCCGCCCTCAGGTGATCCCATTCGAGCCATCCGGCAGGAAGGTAGGGAGAGATGGCAACGATCAACTACAGCGACGGGTCGGTCTTCACGATCGGGACTGGCCTCACGACTGACAGGCCCGGACGCGCGCGCTCAGGGCCACCGCTCATGGGCACCCGCGGGAAGTCCCAGAAGGTCGTCACCGGGACCTTCACGTTCGACAATGCCTATCCGGCGGGCGGCGAGGACATCTCGGACATCTTCAACCTGTTCGCAGGTCAGGCTCCCGAGGGGATCGTCTTCGAGAGCCCGCTCCTGTCCGCGGGCACGGGCAAGCACGCGAAGGTCGACTTCGCGGCGAAGAAGATCCAGCTCCTGACGAATGCGGCCGCGCCGGCCGACGTGGGAGCGACCGACCAGTCGGCCGCCGGCACGGTCCGGTGGATTGCCTGGGGTCCTCGATGAGCGTTCAGACCGTCTTCCCTGTCACGTTCGACTACGTCGATTCGACGATGTACGTCGATGTGACCGACATCGCCTGGATGATCGTCCAGGAGAGCGGCGTTCCGGGCCTCTGGTCGTTGCAGATCTACACATCCGCCGGGGCGGCGGGTCTCGATCAACGATTCGCGACACGGGCCGAGGCCCTTGCGGAAGCAGATGTCTGGGTCCAGCGAATCGAAGACGTTCACTAGGCGAGGGGGGGGCGTTCAGGCGGGCTTATGAACCCGCTGCTTGATGACTGCGCGGATGGCCGAGGGGGAGACCCCGAAGTGCTTGGCGAGTCGCACGTAGCCCATGCCAGGACCGTAGACCGCTCGAATCTCTCGGACCTGCGACTCCGAGAAGCGGGTCACTCGATCAGGTCGTTCCACCCAGGTTCGCTGGACCTCGCGGAGCACTCGGCTGAACTGTTCCCGTTTCACGGGAGAGAGCCACGTCCACAGAAGTGCACATACGGCTTGGACTTCTCGCCAATTGGAGAGTCGATAGGTCCAAAGGTCCCGCCCAGCGCGCTGAGCTGCCGGACCACCGACCGTTCCGCATCCCACAGCCTCACGGAAACGGTCGAGGACGGCCCGATCGGCCTGAGCGATGGCTAGCCGGGGATGGACGTATTGCCCTCCGCGCGCACGAGTCTCACGGATGAGGCTGGCGCATCCCTCCCCATCGAAGAAGCCCGCGGCCCACGCGAGTTCGTGCGTATCCATGCCCGAAATCTACAAGGAGGTACCGACATGATGGTGTGGTGTCAATACCGGCCGGGCGTCTATCACGTCGTCCCGACCGTCCTCGGCCCGATGGATGACCGAGGGCATCGAGCCCGCATCGATGGCCTCACGGTCGAGTTCACGGCGCTCGGAGGCCCAGGGGCGGGCTCCGCGCTCGACACGAACGACCGCGGCTGGGACGAAGAGACCCGGCTCATGGTCGAGACCTACCTGCAGGCCCATCCGGACTGGGGGCACACGCTCGTGCTCGCCGACGAGGCGATCATGACCAAGTCCTCGGACGGGCCCGGATGCAGCGTGATGATGCCGTCCACCGGCGGCGTGCGCCCCTGCGGGCGCCCCGTCGAGGAGGGCCTCGAGGTCTGCACGATGCACGCGCGCCAGCTCGGGCAGCTGAAGACGCTCGAGACGCAGGCCCCGGCCAATCCCGACCCGATCCCGGCACGGCCCGATCAGGTGGCCATCTGAGATGGCCTCCAAGCTCGAGCGACTCACCGCGACTGGCGACGTCACGACACGGCGGAGCTATCTGAAGTCGGTGATCGTGACCGGCGCGGTCGCGAACACGGTCGACATCCGCGACGGCTCGACGGGCGCAATCGTCGCGACCCTGTTCCTCGCGGCCTCAGGACAGGTCGATCACACCTTCGGGGATGCCGAGGGCGTCGGCTTCACGAACGGGATCCATGTGACGCTGTCGGCCGCCGGACAGGTGAGCGTCGAGTACGACGAGATCGCCGGATAGATGGCGAGCAAGCTCAAGGTCGTCACGAACACCGGCGATGTCACGACGAAGCGGAGCTACCTGAAGTCGGTCGTGCTCGTTCTCGGGGTGGCCGTGTCGATCGACCTGCGTGATGGAGCTGCCGGCCCGGTCATCCAGACGCTGAACCTCGGCGGCTCGGGGCAGGTCGAGTGGCGAGCGGGCGATCCGGACGGTGCAGGCTTCAGCACCAGGATCCATGCGACCTTCTCGATTCCGGCGGTCGCAACCTTCGAGTACGCCGACGTCGCCTGAAGGGGGCTCCGTGAACCTCGACCAGATCATCGCGGGGACCTGGGCAGAGGTCCGCGATCCGACCGGCGCCTTCGTGACGAACACGGACGTCGTTCGGTACGCGAACGAGGCCCAGGTCGACCTGGTGGCCCGGCTGCACCTGCTCGACGCGGAGCACGACGGGACCACGGACGGGACGAACCTGATCCCACTCCCCCCGGACTACATCGAGGCGCGGTCGCTCCGGATCGGGACGGAGGACTTCTCATTCGTCGACGACGACACCTGGTGGAGCTTGTCGGATCTGGGTGCCTCTGCGCCGCCCTTTGTCTTCCGGGTCTTCGGGAGTTCCCTCGAGCTCTACCCGACGCCGGCGAACGCGACCGCGTACAAGGTGCGGTACTGGCGCAAGCCGGTCCCGCTGATCCTGAACGAGACGGCGGCCCCAATCGCGACGACGGCCGGCTCCGCGGCAGCCGAGATCGCGACGATCACGACCGCGAGCGCCCACAACCTGACCGAAGGCGACTGGGTCGACGTGGTCGGCGTGACCCCGACCGCCTACAACGGGACCTGGCGGGTCCTGTCCACGCCGAGCGGGACGCAATTCACCGCGCACATCGGCTCGACCCCGGCGGTGATCTCGGTCCAGGGCACGGTCGAGGAGACCGACGTGCCGGAGGTCGCCGAGGAGCTCCACAAGCGGATCCTGGACTTCTGCATCGGCCGGGCGCTCCTGAAGGTCAACGAGGGCGACAAGGGCGCCCTGTTCCTCGGTCTGTACGAGGACGGCCTCCCACCCGCCCCCACGTCGAAGACGCGCACTATCGCCGGCCCGCTGGTCGTGATCCCGTCGCCGAACGCCTTCGATCTGGACTTCGACGCGCGTCACTACTGAGGGGGTCGCCCGTGGGGCTTCGGCGGCAGGCGATCCGGTACGTCAACGAGCTCCGGGCCGATCGGGGCCTCGACAAGCTCATCTGGGACCCCAGGCTCAAACGGCCAACGCGACGCCACTCGAGGGAGATGGCGCGGGCCCGAGACCTCTCGCACACGGAGGAGGCGATCTTCCAGAAGGCGATGGACCGCAACGTCGGCGCGGGTCAGTGGTCGCGCGCTGGCGAGAACGTCGGCGTCTCAGGGGACCTGAACGAGAACGGTTGGGACCGGCAGGACTTCGACGATCTGATGACCGCGTTTCGTCATTCCAAGCCCCATCGGAGGAACATGCTGCGACCCGGCTACGACAACATCGCGGTCGGGCTGAAGCGGGGTCCTGACGGCCGTCTCTACCTGACCTACTGGTTCTATGGCTGAACGGCGGTTCGTCAAGCTCTCGTTCGAGGGTGGGAGCGATTCGGCCTTGGACCTACGCAAGGTCCCGAACGGGATGGGAGCCGTCGTCCGAAACTGGCAGCCGGGGGTCGATGGAGCTCTCCACGCCCGGAACGGCTGGCGAGTGCAGAGCACGACCGGCGACGAACCCACCGACATCCTCACCGGCGGCTTCTCGACCCCGTTGGATCCCGTCGGGTTCTACGTCTTTGAGCGAGACACCAGCCGGTTGTATCGCAACAGCTCGGCCATCACACCATTCGGGACATGGACGATCGTGGATGACCTCGCGAGTGGTGGCGGAGGCTCGCAGGTCGTTCCCATCGTCGCGGGCGCCGGCTACGTCGTGTACGGCAACCTGACCTTCCCCTTGCAGCGGCTTCGGAAGTTCGATGGAACCGTCGCCTCAGATGCGGGTTCGGCTGCTGTCGCGGGTGGCGGACTGGCCTACTGGAAGAACAGGTTCTGGTCTGTCGGCACGATCGCGAACGGCAACCGCCTGCGCTACTCGGGCATCGACAACCCTGATGACTGGGACCTGAACCGCTATATCGAGATCCCTGGTGGCCAGGGCGAGGCTCTCGAGCCCTTCGGAGATGGGCTGCTCGTCGGCACGCGCCACGGGGTCTGGTTTGTCACGGGCGATGGACCCTCAAGCTTCGCTCTGCACCTGATCGACCGCGGCGCCTGCACGGGTGGGCACGCGATGCTCGCGACGCCCAACGGGGCCCTCATGGCGGGCGAAAGCCGCATCTGGCTCTGGCCGGGCTCCGGGCCAGCCGTGCCGTTCGAGGCGGTCGTGACCAACATCGAGACCGGGGTCGGGTACGCCGATTCGGTCTACACGACGATGGCCTACTTCGACGGTCGCGCCTACGTCTGCGTCAAGGATCTGGGGAGCGACGACAACCTCTGGGTCTGGGAGCCCAACCGCAACATCTGGTCGACCGAGGACTACGTCCAGGGAAGCGATGAGGAGCTCCACCAGATCTTCACCGCGGGGAAGAACCTCGCCGGTCTCACCGAGGATGCCGGATCCATCGGACCCGGCGCCGCTGGGCCTGTGGTGTATCGGCGAGCCTTGGACCTGGACTACGGCTCTCGCGACATGCTGGTCAACGAGACCTTCACGGCGAAGACCGGCGCCCTGCAGCTCGGGGAGACCGCTTCCCCGGCGACCCTGATGCATCTGCACCTGCTCCTGAGGCAGCGCAACGGTGACTCGGGTGACGTGCCCATGTCGATCACGCCGGTCATCGACGGGACCACGCCGTTGAACGCCGCGAAGTCGGTCTCGCCCCGAAGCCCCGTGGGGAGCTTCCGCGAACGCATCGATTTCAACTCGGACAACGTCGGCTTCTTCACGCAGCTCGTGTTCAGCCACCCGCTGACGACGTCGGACGAGGCCACCTTCGACATCCTCGAAGCGGTCCTCGAGTACGAGGTCGAGGCGCCGAGATGAGCATCTACCTCGACACCGGCGACACGCTCTCGGGCGAGGCGGGCGGCGCCGGCATCATCACGGCGACCTTCTATGGCCGCCGGCAGAGCCACCCGGACCACTCGAAGATCGACCAGCGCCAGGTCCCCGCCGCGCCGACCACGCTCTACACGTCGACGGGTGAGGAAACGGTCATCGACACGATCGTCCTCGCGAATCCCACCGCGAGCGCTTCGACGATCAAGCTCTGGCAGGACGGGAGCACGGACCCGTTCATCATCCTGCCGGCGGTGAACCTGCTGGCCGGCGAGTTCGCCGTCTTCGCCGAGGACGGCTGGAAGTTCTACAACGCGGACGGGAGCCTCAAGGGATCGGGCGCCGCGGGTGCTCCCGGAGCCCCCGGAGCCACGGGCGCCCCTGGACCTCAAGGGCCCGCAGGCGAAACCGGCGACGAGGGTCCCCAGGGGCCTCCCGGATCCGCGGGCTCGCCCGGCCCCTCGGGTGGCGTAGGACCGGCGGGACCGCAGGCTTTCGCGTTCATCGAGGGAGCCGAGGGCGAGGTCGGTCCGATCGGGCCTCCTGGTCCTCCCGGAGCGGCGGGAGCGGCCGGCGAGCAAGGTCCGGCGGGGGTGCAGGGCTTCGCGTTCATCGAAGGCACCGAGGGCGAGAATGGTCCACCCGGCCCACCTGGGCCACCCGGAGCGGCTGGTGCCGCGGGATCGCAGGGGCCAGCCGGGCCTCAGGCCTTCGCCTTCATCGAGGGCACCGAGGGCGAGATCGGGCCCCCAGGACCGCCAGGAGTCCGCGGCATCGACGGTGCTGCAGGGCCTCAGGGCCCCGCCGGTCCGCAAGCGTTCGCCTTCATCGAGGGAACCGAAGGATCCGAGGGCCCACCGGGGCCGCCTGGGCCGGCGGGAACCGTCCCGCTCGTCACGTTCTCGGTCGGAGCCCTCCTCGAGGGTGCGCCGCCCTCCAATGGATTCCGGATGGTCTGGCGAGCTCCGTTCGCCTGCACCGTCACGCACGTCCGCGGCCACATCGATGCTGGGACGAACGCCGTCATCAACGCTCGGAAGAACCAGGCCTCCGACTTCATGTCGGCCGATCTGACCGTGGATCCCGCCGACCAATGGGAAGAAGGCGTCGCGAACCAGAACCAGTCGATCGCCGTGGGTGACGACATTGAAGTTGAGCTCGTGTCGACGTCTGGGGCAGTCACCCAGGTCAACATCCAGGTCGACCTGACGAGGGTCTAGGACGGAGTGAATCGCGATGGCCCCAGGGGATCTGCTCTGTCCGCTCGATGGGACCATCCTCGGGCTGCCGAACTGGACGTATCGGGGTGGTCCACCACATCTGGATTCGATTGCGCCAGGTGAACATGCACACGTGTTCTTCATCGGGACGTTCACCTGCTCGAACGGTCATCGCTGGCAGGCGAAGGAAGGCAGCGACCTCGTCATGGAAAGGATCCAGTAGTGCTCTGGGTCCCCCAAAAGGGTCGCTTGCTGGTCCAGCACAACCTGGGGACCGTAGGGACGGTCACGCCTGGGACCGCCATCACATCGGATGCAGCTTCGGCCGCCGTCAAGGGTGCTGCGGCCGAGGTCTTCTCGGCCACGGACTTCGACACCTATCTCGTCGGAGTCGGTCTCGCCGGGACCCAGGCTGCGGCGGTCAACTCGGATGCCGCGATGGACCTGCTCGTGGGGGCTGCGACCGAGGAAGTCCTCATCCCGGATGTTCTGTGTGGTGAGAGATTCGCGTTCGGCGGCGGTGGTACGGGCCTTGGGCCGATCATCGTCCTGCCGGTCTACATCCCCGCTGGGACACGCATCGCGGCACGCTACGCTTGCGCTCGACTCTCGCACACATCTCGGGCCCTGGTCTGGTTGTGGGGCGGAGATGGCGTTCCGCCATTCCGTGTCGGCCGGAAGGTCACAACCTACGGCATCACGACGCTACCCGACGGCACAACGGTCGTTCCCGGTGCAAGCGGCGCGGCGGGCTCGCACACGCAGATCGTGGCCTCCACCACCGAGCGCCACTTCGCGTTCATGCCGTCGTTCCAGATCAACAACGACACCAACATGGTCGCGCGCGCCATCACGATCGCGATGGGGATCGGAGCGGCGACCGAGGAGGAGCTAACTCAGACCTGGTGGATGGGCACGGGAACCGGCGAGGACATCTCCGGCATGTTTCCCAGCTTCCCGGCCTTCGCCGATGTGCCCTCTGGCACGCGGCTGACGCTCCGTGCGTCAAATAGCGGCACGAACGACGCCTACTCGGGCGTCATCCATGCGGTGAGCTGAGGAGACGACATGGCTCTGACGATCGAGTACGAGACCCTCGACGACGTCACGATCAGCACGAGCGAGATCTCCATCGTCTCGGGGACCACGACCCTGCAGACCGTTACCGACGACGGGGTCTACCAGCTCTGGGTCGACGACCGCTCGAACATGACCAAGACCGAGGAGTTCGCGATTCGGATCTACGAGACGGTCCTGGCCGCCGACGCATCGAAGCGGCAGGCCTTCGAGGCGACCCTGAAGGGCGTGCAATCCGAGGTCTTCGTGTCGCCCATGCTGATGCTCGGCAACGGCTGGGACATGACCCTGCAGAAGCTCGCGGGGACCGATCGCGCCTTCTCGGCCACGATCCGGCGGGTCTCCTAGATGGCTGGCCCCGGAGCCGTCTGGTACAACCCCGTCGCCGCTGCGGCGCAACTCCAATCCGGCGCTGCACCCGCCGAGCCGACGAAGGTCAACCTCATGGTCGTCCTCGGCGCGCTGGCGTCGTTCCTGCTGTTCATCTGAGGGGCAGAGCCCCAGGAAGAGAGGAGATCGCCATGCCCGGAACACCCGGACGCGATGGCCCGGCATTCCTCGCGGCGGCCGCGGCCAACGTGCTGAACCCGCCCTCGGGCCAGTATTACGTGGTCACGCACATCCACCTGGTCAACCAGGACGCCTCCGCCCGCACGGTGAACATGTGGGTCGGCGCGACCGGCGGCTCGGCGGATGGGACCGAGGTCTTCGAGGAGAAGTCGATCGCCGCGAACGACGTCTTCGACTACTACTGCCGGATGCTGCTCAACCCGGCGGACTTCCTGACCGGCCTCGCGTCGGCGGCCTCGATGGTGATCTGCACCATCGACTACGAGGCGTATGTGACACCGTAGATGCCTGGAACACCCGGACGCGACGGCCCGAGCTTCCTGCCTACGGTAGTCGGAAACCTCCTGAATCCCCCGACGGGCTTCTACTACGTCGTCAAGCACATCCACCTGGCGAATCAGGATGCCGTGCCGAGGAGTGCCTGGATGTGGCTCGGCGCCTCGGGGGCCTCCGATGCTTCGACCGCACTCTTCGAGGAGAAGGTCGTAGCAGCGAACGACATCTACGACTGGCACGGCAAGCTGAAGCTCACCCCATCGGACTTTCTGACCGGCGGCGCCGACGCTGCCAGCGCATTGATCTGCACGATCGACTACGACTCCCACGTGCTGCCCTAGCGCCCACATCCCCCTCTCCCCGAAGGAGATCGTCATGGCCCTGGTCCGACCCGGCGTTTCTGGCCGCAAGCGGCTCATAAAGCGCGCGAACCCTCGAGGTCAGAACAGCCAGGGTGGTCTGCCCAACCGCGGCATTCCCCGTGCTGGGGGCGGAGCGCGCGATATCGGCCAGCGCCAGGCCCAGCGTGTCAACCGCGGCTTCCAGGGCGGCGGCGCTGGTCGGGGCCGGCGTGGGATCGGAGGCGGTCGTGGCGTCCCACCTGGCATTGGCCCAGCCGCCCCGCTCATCCCCGAAGGCCTCGGTGGCGCCTACAACGCTGGCACGACGATGGAGCAGATCGCGCGCAATGAGTACCTGAACAGCCTCCCCGTGGGCGGCGTACGCGAGGCCGCGATGAACCAGATGGGCTACTGGACTGGCGGGGTGCCGTACACGCCGGAGGTTCCGCGCGGGTACAACCAGGCGATGAGAGCGCGGGCCCAGTCCGACCAGTACACGGCCCCTGGCATCTACCAGCACATGACTCCTGGCGGCGGGTACACCGGGTTCACGGAAGTGACGGGTGAGCCAGGCAACCTCACGGGCCAGTACACGCCGTTCGACAGGAATGCACGTGGCGGCCCCCAAGGCGGCCAGCGACCCAACCCACGCCCCAACAACGGCCCCGGCGGGATGCCGAACCGCGGTGTTCCGGGAGCCGGAGGCAGGTTCGGGCGAGGAGCTGGCGGCGCGAATCGAGGCGATCGCGGACGCCCAGGTGGGGCAGGAGCCCAGGGAGGTCAAGGGCGCGGACGCATCCCTCCCCGATTCGGGGGTGGTCCGGGAGTGGGAGGGGTTCCAGCGCCCGGAGTGGCGGCCCCTGCACCAGCAGCACCGGCAGGGGGTCTTCCACTCACCGGCGCTGGCGAACAGGGCCAGCGGCTCGCCGAGGACCAGCTCGCCGCGCAGCTCTCCCAGCTCGGCGTCGCGCGCGACCAGATCGAGCCGTTCCTCGAGCTGTTCCGCCAGAGGATCGGGACGCAACAGGGCCTCGACAAGGCGGCGCTGGACGAATCGCTCGTGGGCCGCGGGATCTACAACAGCTCGATCCGAAGCGAGGATCAATTCAACCTCGACACGCTCTACGACCGCCAGCGTCAGGACGCCGCGATCGAGGCTGCCGGCCAGTACGCCGACATCGATCAACAGGCGGCCGACGCCTATGGGGAGTACGCGCGCCAGCTTCAGGAGCTCTGGCTGAACATCTCCCAGGGCCAAGCCGAGAACCCGAGTCCGGTGCTCGGTGCCGGTGGGCTCGGCAGAGGCGGAGGGCGAGGCGGAGGCGGAGGGCGAGGCGGAGGCGGAGCCGGAGGCGGAGGCGGAGGCGGAGGCCGGAACCAGAGCGGCCGGCGGGGTGGCGGCAATCGCAACGCGCCCCCGCGTGGCGGCCGGCCGGCTCGCAACCGCGCGAGGGGACGGCGCTGATGGCAAAGAACGACTCAGGACGCAGGGGCGGCGGCACCCGCCGAGACGGGAACCGGGGTGGAGGGGCAGGCAACCGCGCCTCGCGCCGGCTCACGCGCCGAGCTCGTCGCGATGTCCGCGCGTCGTTCAAGCCCCAATTCAACCTGCTCGAACGCGAGCAGACGAGGGCCGAGCAGGATGCCTCGCAGTACCAGGGCCAGATGGAGAACCTGTACGGGGGTCTGCAGAACCAGCTCGCCGAGATCGGGCCCCAGTACCAGGGCCAGGTCGCGGACATCCAGGGGAACCTCACGGGATCGCTCGGCACCCTGACCGGGATGCTGGGTGGGACGCCCGCCGGCGAGCAGGCCGCAGCCGCGGGTGCCTTCGGAGCCGTGGGTGAGGGAGGTCTGGCCGGGCTCGCATCCCAGGCAGCGCGCGGCGCCGGCTACAACGCCTCCGCGATGCGCCAGGGCGCGATCGATCAGGTCAACTACTCGGCGGCGATCCTCGAGGAGTTGAAGCAATTCAAGCAGGCGCTCTCCGAGCAGCGTCAGGACCTGACCGGCGAGATGGCGCCGCTGATCCTGTCCCGGATCGACGAGCTCAAGGAGCGGGCGCGGCAGATGGCCCTCGCGAACAAGGAGTTCCAGCTCCGCAAGCAGGCGACGACCCAGGGCCTCGGACTCGAGAAGGCCCGCTTCGGTCTCGAGCGGCGTGAGCGCTCCGCCCTCGCCGGCTTGACCCAGGCCCAGATCCAGGCCTTGCTCGACAAGATCAACCGGCAGAGGGGAGGACGCTGATGGCGAGCCTGGATCAGCTGCTCGCCACTGCCGCGCGGGAGGGTCCCGCTGGTCTTCCTGCCGCAGTCAGCGGTCCACCGCCACGTCGGCCTGGCGGAGGAGGGGTCCAGTACCGCCCCCTCGAGCGGCGAACGCTCGAGAATCTCCTCGTTGCCCTGCAGGCTGGCCTGCAACCGGAGATCGGCCTCGGGATGTACCAGGACGTTCAGCAGAGCGCGCTCGATCGCCTACTGCTGCAGCGACAGAAGGCTGCGGCGGCCCGAGAGGCCCGCCAGACGGTCCTACCGGAGGCGATCGACACGGCCGCGAGCTACGCCGCCGCAGGTCTTCCATCCGGGCTGGCCGAGGCGGCGTACTCCGGCTACGGCCCAGGGATCCAGAACCAGCTCGGCGGGGCGATCGAGGAGCTGTACCCCGACGGGGTCGCGATGAGCCCGTACGGTGCCGAAGGGGCTGCTGCAGGTGCCCTGGACGCCGAGAGCCTGGCGAACATCGACGCCGACCTGCAGGCCGCGATCGGTCAGGGGCGCGACCTGCACACGACGCGCATGGCGATCATGACCAGACTCCGGATGCTCGAGGTCCCCGAGCCGACCCTGCAGCAGGTCTACGACTACATCGGCCAGCAGTGGACGACGCTTGGTGGGGTCGGGCCCGAGGGCGCCGAGGAAGCCGACGTCGCGGCATCGAACGCCGGTGCTGGCGTGGGCGCGGGCATCGGTGGCGCGATCGGGGGGGTGGCCGGGACCTTCGTCGGTCATCCGGTCCTGGGGGCTCTCGCTGGCTCGGCGCTCGGAGGCTACGTCGGAGGCCAGCCAAGGATCGGGGCCACGCTCGGAGAGAAGGCGCTTGCGACGCCCGAGTTCCGCAACCGCCTAGAGGAAATGCTCCGGCGGGGAGGCCTTGGCGGACAGGGCTAGCACGATCAACCCCACGATCGCCGAGCCGACCAGGATCCCCACGCTCGCGAGAGCGCTGAGGACGCCGAGCACTTCGCCGAAGACGATCGCGACCACCGCCCCGGCCGAGGCGATCGCGCCAGCCAGAACCTGAAGGACTTCGCGCCTCGAGGCCGAGGTCGGATGAAGGAGCACCTTCCGCACCGGGATCTGACCGCTCATCTCGCGAACCCTAGACCTGAAGGAGACCTTGCCGCAAGTGGCCCTTTACGAATCGATGTTCGCTCCCAAGCGCCAGAGCGCGGTCTACACCCCGATGTTCGCGACCCCCGCGGCCCTTCCGGGCGCACCGTCTGAAGACGGCGGCGGGGGTCCGTTCGGCTTCCTCGGGAACATCGCCGGCGAGGCGAAGGACATCGTCACCGGGCTCGGCACGCTGGTCGGTACGGGGATCCATGACGTAGGCCGCGGACTCGGCCAGGTGCTCCCAGGTCGGCAGGACTGGGGGATCATCTCGGACAACCCGGCCGACGAGTACCGGCTCGATCAGGTCGCGGCCGAGTTCCTGCCGGCGGTCATCGAAGACCTCGGCGCGCGGTACGGCCCTCTGGCTCGCGGTGACATCGGGGGCTTCGCCGAGCAGGTCTACGAGCGCCCGCTCTCGTTCGGTCTCGATGTCCTGGCGGTGGGACAGGGCCTGTCCAAGGGCGCTCAGTACGCTCGGCGTGCCGGCGTGACTTCGAGTGCGCTCGATCGATTCCTCCCCCAAGAGACCGCACGGCTGGTCGGGACCGAGGTCCAACGCGGTCTGCGGACCGGGAACCCCGTGCGGGCGGCCCTGTTCGAGCGGCCCTTCGAGCGCTTCGGCACGCGCCCAATCTCCGAGCTCGAGGCTGACGTCGGAGCTCTGCAGGCCCTCGAGGAGGCAGGCCTCAACCTCCCGGCCCAGAGCGCCGAGCTCGCCCGTCTGTCCGACCAGCTCCGTGTCGCGACGGAGGCGGGCGTGGAGCGGATCTACAAGCCGGCGCTCGAGAACCGGCTCCTGCGGAAGATGACCGACCGCCTGATCGGTGCCCACTTCCAGGCCGGCCTGAAGGCGCGCGACGAAGACCTGCTCGCGGTCCAAGAGACGCTCGAGCCGCTCGCAGCCGAGGGGATCACCGACGACGTCGCAGAGGCCGCTTTCCAGCGTCTATCGATCGAGCCGGGTCTTCGGGCAATCCCTGAGGGCGAACCCGGTCGAGTCTCGACGATCGAAGCGCTGACGCCAGAGCCAGGACCGCTACCAGCGGCAAGAGTGCTTGATCCCGCGGATGAACTTGACCTGCGCGAGTCGGAGGCCTTCTACGCTCAGAAACTCGACGAGCTCGAGACAACGCGCGCTGAGCACTTCGATGCGAGCGCGGCCGCCTATGGGGAGCGCGGGAGCTGGCCGTCGAGCTCAGAGATGCGGATTCGTGCTGACGAGCAGGCAGTCGAGGCGATGGAGGCGCGCCTGGCAGATGTTCGAGGTCAGCTTGCGGAAGCCGCGCCGGGGAACATCACATCGACGTCGGCCGGCGAGATCGGGACCGCATCGAGGCTGTCGAGCGAAGCCGCGAACAGAGGGCTCGCGTCCAGCCAGCCCCTGTCGGGCCTCCAAACCTCGAGCGCGCCCAGCGGCGCATCGTCGAGCGTGCGGAGCAGGTCGCCCTTGGCGTTCCAGTACCTCGGTCCTGAGGCCACCATCTCTCGAACTCACGCTCCTTTCCACGGATACTCTAACACGCAAGCCCTCCTTGACGCAGCCCCAGGGGCCGAGACCGAGCTCCGTCAGGTTCTGGATCAGGTCTACGGCCCCGAGGCGCTCGGGCCGAGCCGCGTGAAGTCGGCGGACTCCCTGCAGCGCAAGCTCGAGCACAAGGCTCTGCTCGCCAGGATCGCCGATGGCGTGGACGTGCCACCGGAGTCCTTCCTGCCCTCGGTCACGGATGGGGTCGGCGCGCGGGTGGAGATCGGCTCGTGGTCCGAGGTCGCGAGCAAGCTCGACCAGCTCCGCCAGAACGGCGTGGAGATCCTCGAGGTCGACGACTTCGTCGCCTCGCCGCAGCGCTCGGGCTACCGCGGGGTCCACGCGACCGTTCGCCTGCCATCCGGCTTCGTCGGCGAGGTCCAATTCCACACGCCGCTGTCGGCTCGGATGGCCCACGCCGGCCACCCCTCCTACGAGGTTCTGCGGGACCTCGAGAAGCAAGTCCTCGAGCTCCGGTCGGCCGGCGAGGACATCCCGCTGGACCTGCAGCGGCAATTCGATCTGACCGAGACCTACGTCCGCCGGTTCCAGGAGCCCGTCCTCCGGGAGATGGAGGAGCAGCTCCGGCGCCGGCCCATGTCCACGCTCGATCGGACGATGGAAGACATGCGCCTGATCGTCCAGGAGCGCCTGACCAACCCGATGATCGAGCGCGGCCTGCTGACGCCGGCTGAGGCGATGGAGCGCGCCTATTTGCCGCTGCGTGTGGCGGATGGGGCGAGTTACGACTACAAGGCCGGTGGCTTCGTCGGCGGTCGCGACGTCCTCGAGCTCGACCAGCTACTCGACGCGCAGGGCATCTCGGCGCCGATCTACTTCCCCCACGTCGACGTCCGCAAGGTGAACTTCTCCGACTTCATCTCGCTCTCGAAGCAGCGGATCGGGGCTCGGCGCATGACCCGACTGCAGTACGCCGAGCGGAACACCGGCTACCTGCTCGAGAAGGGCCTCTACAACAAGAGCCCACTCGAGGCCTACAGCCGGCGCGCGGCCCAGGCGGTCCGGTTCGAGGAGACCTACCGCTTCGTCAACGACATCGCCGGGCGCTTCGGGCGCCGGATCTCGAGCGTCGACGACATCAATCCGGCGACCGAGATGGTCTTCGCTCCGGATGGTCTCCTGCGGTTCTTCCGCCAGCAGATGCACGTCCGGGACGCGGCCGCCGATGTGATCGCGGCAGCGCGTTCGGAGGACGAGCACCTGGCCGCCGCGCTCCGCTCGGTCCTCGAGCCGGTCCAGGACGAGATCGGCGACGTGGTCACCCGCCAGGGCGTAGGAGTCACCAAGCGCGGGATCGAGCTCTACGCGATCCCCAAGGCGGTCGCCGAGCGCCTCGAGGCCCACGTCCGCCCGCTCCTCGGGCCGACGATCGAACGCAACCTCCGGCTGTTCTGGGACACGCCCACGAACGCCTGGCGGGGTTTCGTGCTCGCGGGCTCACCGCGCTGGCTGGTGAACAACACGCTCGGCAACGTCGTCTTCGCCAAGATGCAGGGCGCTCGCCTTCGAGACGTGATCGCCCAGCTCGACAAGCGCTACCTCGCGAAGATGCGGGAGATCCCTGGGATCACCGGCGTCGAGGGCGGCATGTTCGGCCAGAGCTCGATGTACCTCGCCAAGCGCGGCTCGGCGAACCTGACGAAGACCGGCCAGCTCCTCGAGGCTGGCGCGGAGCTCGGCGCCGTTCGCAAGGTCAAGGCCGTTGGCGAACGCGTCCGCCAGATCAACGGCGTGATCGAGGACGCCTTCCGCCGGGCGTCGTACCTGCGGGGCGTCGAGCGCGCGCAGCTCCGGAGCTCACTGCGCTCGGCGGGCGGGCACTTCGAGAGCGGCATGAAGCGGCTCGAGACGATCGCCAAGCGCGGCTTCGACGACAACACTGCCCGCCAGGGGCTCGACGAGGTCAACTACTTCTTCAACGACTACTCCGCGGCGACGCCGTTCGGCCGCCAGATCATCCGGCGCTTCGTGGCCCCGTTCTGGTCGTTCTACCGGCACGTGGCCAAGCTGGCCGTCACCTGGCCGGTGGACTATCCGTTGAGGGCTGAAGTCCTGAAGGGCCTGACGCTGGTCACGAACGACATGGTCGAGGAGTACGGGCCGCTGCCTCCGTGGCTCGAGGGAGCCCTGCCGCTCGGACCGGGGATGGATGGCGCGGTGCAATTCCTGTCGACGCGCGGAGCGAACCCGTTCAACACGCTCTTCCAGGCGCCGCTCTCGCTGCTTCACCCGCTCTGGAAGATGACCTACGAGCAATCGACCGGGCGCTCGAGCTTCACCGGCCGTCCCTTCACGTCGCCGGACGTCATCACGCCGTTCGGCTCGGATCAGCAATTCCAGATCATCCGCGACGACCTCGGCCGGCCGATCGATGCGGTCCCGATCGAACGGGTGACGCCGTCGCTCGCCGAGCAGCTCCTGCAGAACTTCCCGCAGTACGAGCTCGCGAAGGACATCGCGGCCGGTGGCGCGGCGTACAGCACCGCGGACCTGCTCGACATCCTGGCCGGCGAGGGCGTGATCCGGGACGAGTTCGGCAATCCGCTGTTCCCGACGAGCGCCGCCCAGAAGGCCGCGGCCTTCGCGGGAGCCCCCGTCTTCGAGACGGATCTGGCCGAGTACCAGGCACAGCTTGAGGAGGAGCGCCAGCAGGCGATCGCGACCGCGCTGTCCCGGATGGGGGCGAGCTGACGTTGGCGTCCCTGGCTGACCTCCTGGCGGCGGCGCAGGGCTCTCTGGCGCTTCCGGGCACCGGAGCGCTCCCCGAGCTTCCTGATGGCGTACGGCAGCCCCAGAGCCCCCTGCAGAATCTCTTGGCAACAGGGATGTCGGGTCAGCCGGTCTCCTTCGGCGACCTGACCGGGATCGGCGGAGGCCTGGGCCGGCTCCTGCAGGCACCTGGGGGCGAGCTCGCGACCGGACCGACCGGCACCTTCGGAGGTTTCGACTTCCCGACCGGACCGACCAGCCCCAGCGGCCCAACGCCCTACAGCGGCCCCTCGTCGTTCCAGCCGGTGCGGACTGGCCGTGTCCCGATCGAGGACCCCCATCCCGAGCGGATCCCATCGCCGTCTCTGGTCGCCCCAGAGATCCAGCGCGTCTACTACGAGCTCTGGTCGCGGTGGCCGGACACGTCGCACATGGGGACATACAACGTCCGGAACATCGCCGGGACGGACACGCTCTCGGAACACTCATTCGGGGACGCCATCGACATCGGGGGCCCCCCAGAGCAGCTCGCTGAGCAGGCATCCTGGGTCGCTAATCACGCGCGACCGCTCGGCGTCACCCAGGTCATCTACAAGGATCGGATCTGGACCGACACCGAGGGCTGGCACCCGTACACGGCTGGCGGCCATGACACCCACGTCCACATCACGGGCCCGCAGACCTACTCCGACACGAGCCCAAGCTTCCCGACGATCCGCTGGAACCGTCCCGGCCCGCGTGGCCTGGATGCTCTCGGCGCGCAGCATGAGGCCAGTCGGCCGACGCCGACGAGTTCGGGGCGCCAGGGCCGCCAGGTCCGACGCCGGCCGACGGCCTACCGCAGCCGCATCTGATCCTGCTGGAAGGAGTTCCGCATGGCCGCCACTGAGTTCATCACGGCCCGATTCCCAGATCGGGAGATGCCGAAGACCCAGACCAAGCGTGAGGCCCTGCAGCGGGTCCACGGCTTCATCCCTGCGAAAACGCGCGCCCGGATCCGCGAGGTCGGCAACAAGGATGGCTTCGGCCGCTGGCGGAGCGAGAAGGACACGGTCGGCGTCCTCGAACGCCGGATGGACCGGATGGGCGTTGGGCCGAAGCTGATCGTGCAGCGCGAGTCGAACATGGACCAGCTCTCCATCCGCGAGGTCATGTTCACGCCGACGGTCAAAGACCTCGGCTGCAACCCGCACATCGAGAAGTCCCACGCGCTGACCTACGCCGAGTTCGGCGATCTCCGCTCAGGTGGGATCTGGTACTGCCGCCGGATCGAGGGCAGCGATTCGGTCTCCAAGCATGGCTACCAGACGAGGGAGTGGAAGGGGTCGGCCGAGGACACCTTCGTCACGAAGGGCGGGATGAGCTATCTCGAGGAGGTCGCACGATGGAAGGTCTCCAAGGCCAAGTCCGGTCTCCTGGTCCTGAACACCGTGATCGTCAATCGGACGATCTACTCCGCCCCGAGCTTCGCGCCCCGGAGCTATGGGGGCGCGCAGCACTACCACATCCACGAGGACGCTCCTGGTGGATTCGCCTGCCAGCCCTGATCTGAGAGGCGATCCATGCCCAACGGCAAGTGGACGATTGGCGAGCTCGGCCGGTCGATCGAACGCATCGAGGAGGAGGTCAAGTGGCTGCGCCGATGGCTGTTCGGAACCATCGGAGCCGCAGTCGTGTCCAGCCTGATCTCGGCCGCGATCGCATCGTGGGGGAGTTGATCGTGGACCCACATCTCCAACGCTTACGCACCTGGATCCTCGTGCTGCTGATCGTCGCGGTCTCGGCGTCGATCCTGGCACCGACCGCCGTCATCGTGTTCGAGCAACGCTCAAGCAGCCGCAGCCAGCTCGTCGTGACGTGCGAAGTCATCAGGACCGGCCGGAGCATCGTGCACGCCCTCATCGGGATCCGCAACGACCTTGGCCTACCCAACGTCATCCAGATCCCGGAGGTCCCAGACGAATGCACCGAAGCCTGATCCCGCTCGTCCTCCTCACGGCCAGCTTCATCGCCCTCGTCGCCGTCACCGGGGAATCAGCCCCTCGAAGTCCCAGACGTTGCAGCTGGGTCGGGACCGCGGACCGTGACGTGAAGACCGGCACGAAAGGCAGGAACATCCTCTGCGCCAAGCCGGGGAACGACTTCATCCACGGGGCCGGAGGCAACGACGAGCTCATCGCCGGCAAGGGCCGGGACACCGTAGTCGGCGGAGGCGGCCGGGACATCCTGAAGGGTGGCAGAGGCGCCGATCGCCTGTTCGCCGTCGATGATCGCGGTGGCGAGACCGTCATCGGCGGACCCGGTAGGGACCAATGCTTCGCCGATCCAGCGGACCACGTCTCCGGATGTGAGCAGACCTTTCGATCCCAGGAGCCAGAGCTCGCTGGCGCTCTCGCGTCCTCACTCCTGACCGTCATGGAGATCGCCGAGGAGACTGCACCGAGCTCAACGACCCCGCCTCCGGTCGAGACGATCACCGAGGTCATCACCGTCACGGAACCGTTCCCGGCGTGTACGCCCCCGCCGGCGAACCCGCCTCAACCCTGCTAGGGGCGAAGGAGGTCCATCGATGGACGTGTTCGTACTGCTGCTCGCCTATGGAGCGGTCGTGACCAAGTCGACCGACTTCATCCGCAACATCTTCGACAAGGGCGACACGGCCCCCAAGTGGGTCTGGAACGTCGTACCGCTCGTCCTCGCGGTTGCCTACGCGATCGGCTGGGGCCTGGATGCCTCCGCGGCGATCCTCGCACTCGTGCCGGCGCTCGCCGACAACGCCGATGCGCTGACCGGACTGCCGGGTCAGATCCTGACCGGGCTCCTGGCCTTTGGCGCCGCGGGGTTCCTACACGAGGCCTTCGACGCGCTCTCTGGCGTAGCCACGCGCGCTCAGGCGGCCTTGAAGTCCTGACAGATACAAGATCTACAAGGAGTTGTAGATGCCCCTCGGGCCTATCGGGCTCGGGGGGCTCTACTTCATTGTGGGGACGCGCACGAGCCCACGCTGGTAGGCCTCGGCGACCATGCCGGCGCGCGAGCGGACCCCGAGCTTGCGGTAGATCGCGCCCAGGTGGACCTTGACCGTCTTCTCCGCCATCCCCAAGTGGGCGGCTGCTTCGAACAGGGTCCGGTCGCCCGAGCAGAAGACCGCCAGGACACGGATCTGGGCTCCCGTCAGCTCCGAAAGGCGTCTCACGCGAACAGCCTCCCCTTCATCGGACGACCCGAAGCAGAGGGCGGACCGGACCGGGCGGCGGTCGTTTCGCCGGGTCCTCGATCCCGAGCTCTTGTCGGATTCGGTGCTTGTGCTTCTCGAATTGCGTGCGCGCCGCGCTCTCTACGAGGTCGTACTGACCCGGCCCACACCCGGTCCCGAGCCAGCCGCACTTGCACGAAGGGAGCGCGATCCATTCCGCTCTGAATCCGTGTCCGTATACGGCGCTGGTCACGCCGGCTCCCCCACTGGCAGCGCGAGCTGCTTGTCGAGATAGAGCTCGTACACCGTGCGGCCGTCGTCACCGCGCATGTAGGGCAGCATCACCTGATCGAGCGTGACCATCTCGGTCGATAGAAGCGCGAGCTGGGCCTCGAGCCAGTCCTTCAGGATCCGCCAGCCCACGCGCTCGGCGTGCTCCGGGGTCCGGTACTTCGGGCCGACCCCATCACGGACAAGGACCGCGAGGACCCGCTCGGTCCGGACCGGCAGCGTGTACCCCTGCTGGCCGAACGGCGTCTGGACGGCGAACGACATCCCCGAGGCTTTCCGGTCCTCGTCGTACTCCGTCATGATCGCGCGCGCGCCGGCCTCGATCAGCAGGCCGTGAACCTGGCTCAGGGTGCGCGAGACCGGGACACTCGTCGTGTAGTTCAGGAGCGGCACGTCAGGCCCCCACTTCCACGAGGCGCTGGTACTGGATCCGGTTGCCGATCATCCGACGCCCGTACAGGTGCAACGCACAGTAGGCCCACCATGCATCCCGGACGCCCTCGTGCAGACGCTGCTGCCGATTGAGCTCGGCAACCGCCGGCTGAACATGGCAGTACGCGCAGAGGCGATCGCGGCCCGGCGGGATCGGTCGCCAGCCGTGCCACCCCTCGGTAGGTTCGTCGACCCAGCGGCGCTCGAATCCCGGCGGTGCCCTATCGGTCACGCTTCTCTCCTCATCTTCTCGGCCTCGACCCAGGCCAGATGGCCATTCGCCGAGGCCTCCGCACTCGTGCGAAGAAGCCAGGCGTTGCGCGGCTTCCAGCCGCAGGAGCACGCCGCGTGCCACCGGAACGACGCCGGCCGGTGCTTCATCGGTGCGGCGAAGGTGAGGGTCCGGTGGGCGATCGAGGGCGATGGCGCCGCGTTCTCGGTACGCCGGCGGACAGCATCGAGCCGCAAGACCCGTTGGCGTTCCTGCTGCGCGATCGCGCGTTCCTCGTACTGGGCGAAGAAGTCAGTCCCGCTGACCCAGCCATCAGCCATCGCGGTTGGAGTCCGCGAGGTCCCCGGCCCGGCCGTCAGCTACGACGCGGTCCCGAGCCAGGCCGGGGTCCTCAGCATCCTCCCTCACCCCCTCTCTTCTTCCAAGATCAGGCCAAGCGACTTTCGTCATCGCCTCGGCTTGGTAGACGGTCGTTGGGAAGCCGAAGTGCGCCAGACCCATCTGGCGGAGCCAGAAGGCATCGACCGCGTTGTCGTCGAACCCCACGAAGTTGTGCCGGCGGATGGCGACGGAGAGCATCTCTCCCTTGCCAGCGGTCCCCTTGCCGGTCGCGAACTTCTTCAGGCTCGGCGGGGTCACGACAGCGAGCGGGATCCCCTCGAGGTCCAGCAGGTACTTCACGATCCCGTGAACCTCGATGATGAACACGGCCGGGCCGCGCAGATGGCCGAAGTGTTCCATCACGACGAGCCGCTTGCCGAGCGCCCAGCGCGCGACCTCCTCGGCGATCGCCCGCGAGCGCTGGATCCCCGAGCCCGCGCGGGTGAATACCGATGCTCCCTCTCGATCGGCCAGACCCGTCGCCGTGAGCGACAGGTCCACGCCGAGGACGTCGCGCGCGTCCATCAGGCGTCGTCCCCCTCATCGTCGTCGAACAGCGGCGAGGGCCCAGCCTCGACCTTCAGGATCTGGGCGCCCTCAGGCACGGTGATCTTCGACGTGTAGACCATCTCCGTCTGGTCCTTCCGCCGGATCTGCTTCTCACGGCCCTCGGCCGTGACCTCGGCCCGAAACTCGCCGACCGTCACCATCTGGCCGACCTGCGGCAGATCGGCGCCCTCTGGGATCTCGATGGAACCGTGGATCTGGACTCGCTTCAGCATCCGTTCTCCCTTCTGTCAGTCGTCGACGGCCCGCGCGATCGCGGCGTTCGCCCAGAACATGACCGTCTCCAAGTGCGTGATCGCGAGCGACTTCTCCCGTCCCTCCGGCAGGAGCTCGTTCAGCTTGTCGGCGAGCTGCCGGCATCCCTGTCGGGCGCTCGTGTGCTCGTCGGCCTTCTCCTGCCGCGACGCGGCGTGGAACGCGAATCGGTGCTCGATGTCTGCTTCAAGCATCAGCTTCCCCCTCTCAGGCGCAGGCCCAGGGAGACCAGCCGCCGGCGTGGACCATGCGAGCGGTCACCACGATCTGAGCCCTGCTGTTGACCCATCGAGCCCAGGGACCGACGCGCCAGCCATCCGGCATGTACGACCGAACGCGACCCAGCCATGACGTCGCTTCGTGCTGGAACAGGCCGAGGTAGCTCCCGCCGTTGCTCGCGAAGCGCCACCAGTGACTCTCGCAGTCGCCGACCTGTCGGAACTTCGTCCAGCCTCCTTCGACCGGCCAGCGGTCGAGCACGCAGAGCGCTGTTCGCCGCTCCTCGCGGTCGGTCCATGTCCCCCGATCGATCCACTGGAACCTGCACGTTCTCTCCCTGATCTCCTGCGTTTGCGTCCCCGGCGCTGCTGCCTGAGAATCGGCGAGCCGGGGGCTTGCGAGTCCTTCCGGTGGCCCGGCCGCCGCGATCCCTGTCACGAGAACGGCGGTCAGGGCCGTCATCACTGCTCGTCGCATCCTGTCCTCCTGTCGTGGTGGCGCACCGTCTTCGGACGGCGACGCGCGCGTCAGGGCGAGATGTCCTCGGCAATCACCCCCTCGGTGGGTTGGTCAGCTAGGGCGTCAGGGAAGCCGTCTCCGGTCAGGTCGGCGATTTCGTCCCGCAGCCTCTCGTTCTCCTCGCGGTACTCCTCGGCGTCCACACGAGAGATATCGAGTTCCTCCCGCAGCCTCTCGGCCTTGGCCAGCGTGTCATCGAAACCGTGCTCTCGTGCCTTCGCAGCGAACCAGCGCCGCAGCTCGCGTTCGACGAGGAGTTCCTGTCGCAGGTCGTCGACCTCCCCCGCCAGCCGGAGGCCGCGCGCATCCTGCTCGGCGCCTCGATCTCGTTGCCAAGCGATGTGCTCCTCGAGCCCCTCCACGCAGTCGCAGTGGTCGTGGCTCATGCGAACGGCATCCCGCGATCGCGCGCTGCTCGCCGCATCCATTCGTTCCACCAGGGATGCTCGTTCGTCGGTTGACAGTCCAGATCGCAGAGCTCGCGGTAGGTTGCCGCGCATATGGATCGGTGACCGACACCCGGCCAGTCCCAACCCCACTCACCGTCTCCACGCGCTTCAGCGAGCATGGCGACGAAGTTCCCACCCTCCCGGTCTCTGATGTCGAAGCCATAGAGGCGGAGCGCGAACGCGGTGTCCTCGGCGCGGGTTCGGATACTCACTCCCCGACCTCCGTGGCCAGTTGCTCGAACTCCCGCGCAGCTCGTTCGTTGGCGAAGGCCTTGCGCTGCGCCGCGCGCCGGCGGCGCTCCTCGAGGACTGGTCCGACCTCGAGCTCGTTCACGAGCGAGACGCTGTTGCGATCGGCGAGCTGCTCGAGCAGGCCGTTGCGTACGAGCCAGCTCTCATCGCCGTCATCGCGCAGGTTCTCGAGCACCTGGCGGCGATGGTCCTTCAGCGCGTCCGAGAGCTGGTACTCGGTCTGACCCCGTCGGTGGCGGAAGGCGACGTAGCGCTTGAGCTCGCGTTCGAGGGAGGACAGGGGATCGTCAGCGCACATCGGGGGCCGCCTCGGCGTTGAACAGCGGGGCATCGCCGACGATCCGAACCCGGGCGATCGCCACGTACTCGGGCTCCCGCTCGATGCCGATGAACTCGAACCCCTCGCGGAGGGCGGCGATGCCGGTCGAGCCCGAGCCGACGAACGGATCGAGGACGAGACCACCCGGCGGCGTGACCAGGCGGCAGAGCCACTGCATGAGGTCGACAGGCTTGACGGTGGGGAGGTGGTTGCGAGCGGCACGGTTCGTGCCCTCGGCCTGGAACGTGCCCGGCGACTGCTCACCGCTCGACCAGAGCAGCGGGGCCTCATCCTTGTCGGGCAGGTACTCGCGGATCCCGAGCTCCCGCTCGGCGCGCGAGGTCTTCGCGGTGTAGAAGAAGCGGGAGGCGCCGCCGGAGTCATTGAATCCCCCGGTGAACCCCCGCGACTCACGGGTGCTGCCGTACACCGGACCTGGCCCGATACCATTCGATCCTGGCCCAGCGAACCCGCCGCCGCGTTCCCCACTCTGCTCATCGAGCATCGCCGCCGCCTCGGGGTCGAGGATGACGTTGGCGGGCCAGCGGCCGAGGTCGGGGTCGAAGCCGCCACCGTCGCCAGGATCGTTGCCGAGCTCGCCGTAGGCCGGACCTTGCGGTGCTCGCCTGGGCGAAGCTGGGACATCCTTCGTCGTCCCGATCCGCGTGCCATCTACGTTCAGCGCGCCGGTGCCGTGCTGCAAGACGTTCTCGGCGACGGTGCCCGACAGCGGTTTGCGCGCCAGCACGATCGGCTCGAAGGCCGGCTTGAGAGCGGTGCCCCAGCCTTGCCAGCGTTCGGCGTCGGGGGTAGCAGGGGCGGTTATCGTGGCACCGTTGTCCTTCCAGCCCTCGGCAGCCCCTACCTCCGGTTGTCGATCTGTCCGCTTGGCGAAGTTCTCCTTGTTCGGTCGAGCCTTCGAGGCATCGAAGCCGATGACCTCGCGTTCCGCGCCCGCCGCCTTGTCGATTGCCTTGCTCACGTCGAGCGACTTCGGGAATCCCGAGCCATAGAGCCAGGCGAGGCAGTCGCGGATCTCGAACCCGGCGTCTTCGAGGGCGCAGGCGAGCCGATGGTAGGTGCGGGTGCCGCCGAAGGACAGGAGATGGCCGCCGGGCTTGAGCACGCGGAGGGCTGCGGTGGCCCAGGCGGCGTGCCATGCCTGCGCCGTCCGTCCTGCGTGATAGCGGGGCGTGGGAGGATGACGGTCGAACCCGCGCTTGCCCGAGGGTCGGCCAGTCACGATCGCGTGTTCGCCACGACCCTCGTCGGTACGCCAGTCTCCGGCGAGCCGATCCCACTCCTTGCCCATGAACTCAAGCCCGTACGGCGGATCGGTCACCACGGCGTCGACGCTGGCCTCCTCGAGCTCGGCCATGACCTCGATGCAGTCGCCCTCGATCACGCGCCAGCTCACGATTCCTCCGGATTCAGCCACGAGTCGTCGAGACCGGAGTCGGGCTCGGGGACGCTCGACTTCGCGGCCACCGTCGAGTAGTCGTCTTCCCACCGATCGCCGTTCAGCCAGCCGGCGGCGTACTTCGTCTTCGTCGGATCGCGGTGCGGATCGTCCCGGTAGCGCTGGGCGCCGGCGATGATGACGCCAGGAGCAGCTCGCTTGATCGCCTTGGCGAAGGCGCGCTCGGCTGCCTTGCGGTCGCGGCTCGACGGGAAGACCTCCCAGAACTCATCGAACAGCCCATCGGGCACGGCTCCGGGCTTGCCGATAGGTGGCTCAGGAAGGACGGCCTGACCGTTGGGCGATGGGTCCGAGAACAGGCCCGGAGGAGGGATTTGGCTCGGGCTCGGGCGGTTGATCCGCTGATGCTGGTGGAAGTCGACGATCTCGATGCAGCCCCGGCCTAGCGCCTCGTACCGAACGATCCGTCCGTTGGAGGCGAGCTCATCCAGCAGCGCGCCGATGTTGACCTTGTCCTGCTCATCGAACGCGAGCCCGCGGATTCTCGAGGCCTGGTCATAGAGTCGACCTTCATCATCGGCCTGGGTCCACAGCGAGATGAACAGCAGCCGCGCGGGCAGCGAGAGCACCATGATGCTCGGGTGCGTGAAGTAGTCAGGCTTGATTGACCTAATCCGCGCCATCAGAGCGCGTACCTCCCGACGAGCCAGAGCGCCATCCAGAAGGCCGAGCCCAGGAGGACGCCGATCACCACGCCTCTCGCCGGCGCCAGCGGGTCATCGCTCATCGCTGCGTCAAGTCCCCGCGCTTGAGCCAACGCCACGCGCGATCAATCTGACGCTGCTGCTCCTGCCGAACGCCGTAGGCGATCCCGCAGACCCAGCCGATCGCGAGCCCGACGAACAGGCCGAAGAAGATGGCCCAGATCACGAGATGATTCCCTCCTCGATCGCGCGCCGCGCGAGCTCGTCCGCGACCGATGCCTGCGTCAGCGCCACCGCGACGAGCGCGACGACCAGGAGCGCGAGCACCAGCGCCCAGATCGGGATGACGATCTCCCCCCGTCGAACCTGCATGCCTATCCCCCTCCTCCTCGTTCACCGTCCAGGTATGCCTTGATGACCTGCGAGAGCTGTCCCTTCGTGAGCTCGTGGGATGCGCGGAGGCCCGCATCGGCCCAGAGTTTGCGTGCGACCTTCAGCGCGGTGCCGGCCTTGAGGCCAGCCCGCGCAGCGCGCTCCCAAGCCTCTGCAGGTGCTGGCGAGTCGAGGTCGGGGTCGCCGGTGAGGCCTCGACTGTCGAAGCTGGGGCCTTCGGGGATCGCGGGGCCGGTCGCCTCCTTGGCCGAACGCCTTCTCGCCGCGGCAGTAGACGGGTCCGGCCCCGTGCTCGATTCCTCATCCCCTCGCCCGTCGACAGGTCCGGGGACATCTTCAGGCTCCGCGTCGGAGGCCTCGTCCAGACCACCAGCCTTGGCCTCCGACGCTTCACCCTGGTCCGTCTCAGAGTTCTCACCGTTTCCCCCCGGAGCCGGTTCCCCCTCCTCCTCGGACCCAGCCTCGAGCTCGCGCGCGCCCGAGACACTCGGCAGCTCTCGGCCGGCGTCGTGCAGCGCGGTCTGCACGGCCGCGAGGAGCGCCTGGTTCGGCTCCATCTGCAGGCCCTGCAGCATCGCGATCGCGTCGCCGGCGACCGAGAGCGAGACCAGTCGCTTCGTCGCCTTCTTCCGCTTGCCCTTCTCGACGTAGGTGATCTCCCGCGGCGCGAGCACCGCGCGGATCGGGACGTGGTTCATGCGACCCTGGGCCGCGTGGGAGATGAAGTTGACCTGGTCGTGCAGATCGTCCGCCGCGATCTTCGAGCCGGTGTTCAGCTCCCAGAGACCGAGGCCGGTCTGGGGCATCAGGAACCGGAGCCTGCTCTCGACCGCGCACTCCATGACTTCGGTCGCCTGGCAGATGCAGGCCGTGATCTCACCCTCTCGGCTGCCGTCCTCCTCGTCCACCGTGTAGACGGTCGCCTCGTACCCATCGCAGATCCTCTCGAGGCCGGAGCGGCGCCAGAGCATGTAGTCCTGGCGCAGGTTGCCGTCGACCTCCGGGAAGGCGAACAGAGCCGTGAAGGCGTCGCTCTTGGAGATCAGGCGCCAGGTATCGGCGCCGGCGCCCTGGGCCTTGTAGCCCTCGATCGAGCCGCCGAAATCGGAAGCCAGCGGCTCGAGGCGCTGGCGATCGACGGACGTGAACACGAACGTCTCGCTCGGGACCGGGTACTTCCCGTTGTAGGTCCCGAGCCGGATGTGACCCAGGAGCAGCGCGCGCGCGTTTACATCGCGGTCCTCGCGGTCGCGAAGGGGGCTCATCGGTGCTTCCCCTTCCAGTCGGCGGCCGCGGGACACGTGGCGTGGTGATCGGTGTAGACGTCGACCACGATTGCTCTCGCGCTGGATGTCTGGACGAGCGCGGAAGGCTCGATGAGGTAGCCATCGACGAGGGTTGGGCCTCCCTCATCGCCCTCGGAGAACTCGTGGAAGGACATCACGACGACACCCTTCGCGGGTTTCGCGTCCAGAATCATCGACCTCCCGGTCTTCTCCGAGCGCACGAAGACGATCTCGGCCTGGCAAGAGCGACAGGCACTCACGCCTTCGCTCCTTCCGCGATCGCGACCGAGCGCTCGAGCAGGTCGAGCAGTGTCGAGCCGCAGCACCCGTCGCCGGACGGGTTCGGGTAGGGGCAATACTTCTGCTGGTCGTAGCCGACCTCGCCGGTCGCGCAGGTGCAGGGCGGGACCTTGCGCGCCTTCCAGGCCTCGTTCAGGACGTCGACCCGGTCCTCGGCCATGCGGGCCTCGACATCGGAGGCCTCGAACCGCAGCGGGCGGACGTTGTCACGACCGACGACCACGATCTCAAACCGATCGAGCGGGACCAGGAGCTGCTCCGGGTGGCGCTGCGCCATCAGCCAGTAGGCGCCGGCCTGGCAGCGGTAATCGAACCGGGGGCCCTCGTCGTACATGCGCCGGATGCCCCAGCTTGAGGTCGATTTCATCTCGGTCCCCGTGATCGGGATCGGGCCCTCGACGTACTCGGCGATCTTCTCGCGCACGGTCTGGACGGCCCAGCGGTACGGCGCCGACCAGTAGCGAGAGCGCTCGGGCAAGGTGTTGGAGACCAGCCCGCCCCAGACGAAGTCGACGTGACCGACGAGCTCGAGTTCGGGGTCAGAGAGCTTGGCGCCCTTCTCGATCAGCAGGCCGGCGCGCTCGATCCTCTCGGCGACATGCTGCTCGATGTCACGCCCCCAGGCGAACCGGCGCTCTTTGTCGGCCGCGTCGGCGTCGGTCTCGACGCGGGTCTCCGGGATCGCCGAGCGCCAGAGGTACTGCCGGCGAAGGCATTGGCCGAGGTTGCTCGGGCGCCAGAGCCCGCGGTCACCTTCGACCAGTGGCGTGTCGTTCAGGCCCATGAGTTGCGACCAGACGCGATCGTGAACGTCCATGATCGTGCCGACCCCGAAGGCCTTGGAGGAGACGAAGCCCTTGCAGCCGCACATCCACGGTTCGGCCTTCTCGATGTAGCCCTGGTCCACCGTGAACGTGAACGAGGTCAGGCCGCCGTTGCAGATCCCGCCCTGATCGTCGTGGGTGTAGGAGTAATGGCCGCAGCGGGTGCAGAGCTTGTCGATCTTCCGCCGGCCCTGGGTCGCAGGCATCAGCGGCCTTTCCAGCCGTCAGTGGCTTTCCAGACCGTGACCGTGACGTCCGACCGCAGCAGCCAGCCGATCGCCAGCCAGGCCAGCGCGCGCCGGAGCTCTCCCCTCCGGCTCAGGTGGATCATCGTGCTCATCATCAGTAGGCCCGCCGATAGGAGCAGTGGAGGTTGCGAGGCCTACGGTTGCCCCAGTTGCCCGCGTCGCTGGTCGTCCAGGTGTAGCCGATGTAGGAGGCGAGCGGCCAATTCGTCGTCCAGCGAACCCCGCCGGCGTACCAGGAGCATCGCGTCCTGATCGGAAAGGGCCGATCATTGTCGGCCCAGACGATCCAGCCATGCCTGGCCGTCCATCGGCTGCCGTACGCCGGCCAAGCCGAGGCATTCGGCACCAGGCCCACGAGCAGCAGCCCGACGATGGCTAGCACCAGCATCAGGCGTTTCATCGGTTCAGCACCGGAGGCAGGATCCGGTCGTGGAGCACCCCGTTCAGGTACACGAACAGGAAGGCTCCTCGGTGGACCTTGTAGTGGTCGATCACCAGCGTCTGATCGCAGGCCAGCGTGACTCGGAAGACCTTCGTGTCTACTCCCGTGTCTGAGTGCTGCGCCCGCTGGACCCCGCCCTTGACCTTCCACCGGCCCGGTCCTTCGAGCGTGATGTCGATCTGCGGATCCCCGTACCAGCGGCTGAACGTCACGCTCGGCTCACAAGCCGCGGGTGGCGGTGGTGGCACCGTGGTCGTTGGCGGTTCGGTCGGTGTCGGCGGAGGTTCCGTGGTGGTGGGTGGACACTCGTCCTGATCGCACGGCGGCGGATCGGTCGGCGGTGGCTCGGTCGGCGTGGGTGGCGGTGATGAGATGCAGTGGTGCTCGTTCACTCCGCCTTCGTTGCCATGTTCCTCGCAGTCCTGCCCGTTCTCGTTCGGATCTGGGACGCAGGTCTGCCCGCTGTTGCCGTGCTCACACTCGCCCTGTCCCGGAGGCCCTCCGGTCGGAGGATCCGCGGCCGCAGCCACGACCCCGAACAGTCCGAGCGTGCCGGCCAGCATCAGAGCCAGCCCGACCCTCGTGTAGTTCTTCCTCATCTCGTTCCTTCCGTCAGGGGCGCCAGACGCCCTCGTCGTAGGCCCGGTCCGAACGCTCGAGCTCGTCGGCCAGATCCTCCGGTGGCTCCGGGTAGGGAGCTGCCTCGACATCTGCAGCCGTCGCGAACGGCGCGTGCGGGTATGGGTGGTGGATCGGCCGGCCGCACGTTCGCAGCCGGACGTTCACCGTCAAGAAGTCCGCCCCGCAGGGCTCGAAGCCTCGATCCAGGAGTTCGTTCAACTTGAACTTCCCTCCTTCCTGCCGTAGGCTCCAAGCCGAGGAGCCTTCTCCGGCATCTCGTTGGGAGCCTCCCGTTCGCGCGGGAGGCTCTCGCCATTCACGGTCGTCGGCGCGCCTCATCGCGCGCCCGCTTGAACACCGTCGCGACCTCGGACATCTCTGAGGGCGTGAGGCCTCCGGAGGCCGTGAGCGACCGATCGATGCTCGCGGCCGAGACCTTCTCGACGCCGGTCAGGAACGACCCAGGCGTCTCGCAGACCGGGCAGAGCTCGCCGCCGTGGCCGGGCCCCATCCGGATCTGCTTGCGGCAGCGGTTGCAGCGGTAGACGGTCACTTGACCTCCCGCACGTCGTCCGGGGCCCGATACACGATCTCCGGCTCCCAGCCGTGGCTCACCTGGTTCGCGGTCGCGAGCAGCTTCAGCCCGTCCCAGATCGTCGCGAAGGCGTCGGTGGTTGCGACGAGGTAGCCGACGACGTACTCACCATCACGGAGCTGCCAGACGCCCTCATCACCGTCCTGCGGTTGGGAGAGCTGCACCAACGTGAGGTCGTACATCAGGAGGCCCGCTTCCCGTTCAGGTTCAGCGCCTTCAGGTGCCTGTAGACGGCCTGCGTGCTGATCCGAAGCGCGTCCGCGATCTGCCGCGGCGTGAGCCCAGACGTTGTCAACTCCCGAACCCGCTTCCGGGTCGCCGACTCAGGTTGCCTAGTCATCGTGGCCACAAACTAGTGCCATATCAGGGTGTTGTCAACACCCATGCGGCAACCTAAACTTGGCACTCTCATGGTCCAGCCGAAACCGAACGCGCGGCCCGCGCTCCCGGTGGTGGTGGCTGCGAACGTGCGCTTTGAGCGGCTCTCGCAGGCGATCAGCCAGGAGACGCTCGCCCGGCGGGCGCAGCTCTCCCGAGAGACGATCCGGCGAATCGAAGCCGGGCCGCCTCGAGGATGGCTACTCGATGACGCTGCTGACCCTCGGCGCGATCGCCGATGGTCTGGGGCTAGACGCGAGCAAGCTGCTCGAGTGGAAGAAGGAAGCTACGCGGGCGTACCTGCATGGCGTTCATCTCGTCTCACCCGGTCTGGCCGTCGTCGAGCTGGCCGGGGGACCACCTTCGCGCAAGCGGGCTCCCCGAACGACCCAGCTGCCGCTGGTGAACGTCGTCCCTCCGGCCCGCTCGGCCCGATCCCCCGAGATCCGCTGACCCTCTCCCCCTGATGACCGTTGCGCCACAAGCCTCCCCCGCAGTAGCGTCCTACGGCACGATGAGCTTCCCGCCGTCCCGGCGGAGCATCTTCGCGCTGGTGAACGAGTGGGCGGAATGGCTGGGCGCACGGGGGCTGTCCGAGCGGACGATCGACTCCTACTGGCGCTACCTGCTCGCGGCCGGCCGCCTCGCCGGCAAGGATCCGCGCGAGTTCTCAGAGCGCGACGTGGTCGAAGTGATGAGCGCCTACCCGGCCAAGGGCGGCGGGCGCGCAATGGCGATCCGGGCGATGCGGTCGTTCTTCGCATGGGCGGTCGACGTCGAGGTCGCCGAGATGCTCCTGAACCCCGCGCGGAGAATTACGGTCCCCCGCTCGAAGCTCCCCCCGGCCCCGCGACTGTCGCGCGACGAGCTCGGGGCCGTCTGGACCGCGGCCGAACAGATCGACCCGAGGGCCCGCCCGACACTGGTCCTGCTCTACTTCACTGGCGCTAGGGTCGGCTCGATCGTCGGCGTGGAGCCCGAGCACATCCGGACCGACCGGCTGGGTGGCCTCTCGATCTACTTCGCGGTGGCCAAGGGAGACTTCCCCTACGAGCTACCGCTCGAGGCACCCGAGGCGATCGAGGCTGTCGAGGAGCTCCGCGGGCTTCTCGATTGGAAGCCGAAGATGGCGGTCGCGCGCCGGAGAACGCTCGTCGGCGTGGGCGAGGGCACCGTCTGGAAGTGGGTCTCGAAGGCGGGCGCGCTTGCCGGTGTCCGTGCCTACCCACACCTAGTCAGGCACACGATGCTCTCGGACCTGGCGCAGGATCCGGAGGTCGACGTGCGGACGTGGGTCCAAGTCTCCAACCATCGCGACGGATCGCAGCTCCGGCGGTACGCAGCCGCGTCGGAGCCCCGGATCAGAGGGGCACTCGCCCGGCTCGGCGCGTCACACCCAGGGGATACAGTCCAGACGTGAAGCGGTGCAACCGCTGCGGCGCGGAGTTTCCCGCTACCTCAGAACACTTCCAGCGCAACTCCTCGAGCCCAGACGGCCTGAACCGGTCCTGCAAGCCCTGCCGCCACGAGATTGAGGCCCGCTACCGGGAGAGGCACCGCCCACTGATCCGCACTCGTTGGATTGCCTGGCGCCGAGCGAATCCCGAGAGGCAGCGCGAGCTCGCGCGTCTGAACCAGGGCAAGCACGCGGCGAAGCACCGGGGGGCTCGACTCGCTGACGCGGCTCGGTGGAGGGACGCGAATCGGGAGCACGTCAACGCCTACCAGCGGCAACGACGCCGAGAGAACCCCGAGCTGCATCGGCTGGGGGAAGCCTTGAGGCGAGCTAGGAAGGCAGCGGCCACCGTCGTCGCGTTCACGCGAAGCTGCTGCGCCGCCGGCTCATGCGCGACCGCGAAGGCCGCCCTCGATCGGCTTGCCAGGCTGGACGTACTCGCTCATGAAGCCGGCCTCGCCCGTGCTGATGTTCGCGAGCGGCTCGAGCCAGAGCGTGTCGTTCGTCCGCTTGGGGATCCGGTAGAAGTCGACGTTCGTCTGGTCGTAGCCCCAGGTCCCTTCGAGGATCTGGCCCACCTGGTAGTCGGATTCCTCGCCCCTCATGCCTGCGCGCTCCTCTCGAGTTGGGCCAGCCTCTTTCGCTGGCGGCTGATGTTCCCGGACAGGTTCGCGAGCACGTAGGCCGGCATCTGGCCCTTGGCTCCGAGGAACACGGACGAGTGGGCCAGGCAGCTCTCGTAGTCCTGGCGCTGCCGAGCGTCTAGGAGGTCGAGATTCGGGCTCCCCTTCCGGCAGCTCGCATTGAACGCCTTCACGCGGTCCCGCTCGGCCTCGAGCCCGCCGATCCGCGCCCGCAGGCGCTCGACCGCGTCGTCGTCATCGGAGTAGATCGCGTGTTCGGCCGCGCGCTCGATGTTGTCGGCCCGCGAGCGCATCCGCTCGGCCATCTGCGAGCTCTCGACGCTGTCCCGCATCGACCGATCCATCCGCGCGATGTCGCGCCGGTGGCGGCTTTCGGAGTGGTGCCCGACCAGGATCGGCTGACCGTTCATCACGCCGGCCAGGCTCTGCACCCGGTCTGACGCGGCGACGGCGCGCTCGGCCCGCTTGTCGGCCCACCCGCGAAGACGCTCGGCCCGTGCCTCGCGCCTCTCCCGGTAGGTCATCCCTGCCTCCTCTGTCATCACGAGCGCAAGCGTACACTTGCGGGGCCGGACGTGTCAAGTGGGACTTGCAGGCCGGGCGACGTTGTGCGACGATGCCCGACATGACCGAAGTCCCCCCGATCCGCGTGAAGGCGCTGCGCAAGGCCGACGCCGATAGAGCCGCGGCCGAGGCTCGATACGGGCGGCTCATCGCCGAGATGGCGGAGCTCTATGGGATCTCGGCCGTGGCTCGCGCGCTCGGAATCAGTAGGCAGGCCGTCCAGGCTCGGCTGAAGTGGATCGCGAAACGATCCGCTGCCTCGGGATAGTTGCAACATCTTCGACCCTGCCCCATGATGCCCCTCAGACGACGGCCCAGCGCCGTCCAAGGGGGAGTCTCATGGGGGAGCAAGCCGACGTCGCCGATCTGACCGCGACCGAACGCCTCGAAGAGGCTCTGTCGCAAGAGGTTCCGGATCAGGCCCTATACGACCGGCAGCAGCTGAAGAACGCGCTCGCCGCGATCCGCCAGCAGCTCGCCCAGGAGACCGTGCTCTGGTACGTCGCGGTCAAGCTCGGAGGCGTCCAGGGCACGCACCCCAAGCAGCAGGCGCGCGTCGTCCTTGAGCTGATGAAGCAGGAGCGTCTGATGGTCGAGCTCCTGGAAGGCGATCTCCCGCTCGAACGGCCCGAGGAGGTCGACGCCGATGAGAAGTTGCTCATCGCCAAGCGCCAGATCGTGATGCCAGGTCAACCGGAGCCCCCGACGCCCAACGGTGGCTGATGCCTGCACCTGCCACCCTGAGGGCCCGCTCGTCCACCTGCAGGCGTCATGGATCGCGCTCGAGGCCGGAACGAGCCGCTACACCTTCTCGAACCGTCACGTCCAGCGGTTGCTCGATGGCGCGGTGTACGAATCCGTGCGTGGAATCGACGGCCGGTGGACCTGGATCCCCGATCCGGAGGTCGCGACCGATCCGCACTCGACGTGGGCCGGCCTGGCCTCACTCCTCGAGCTTCGGGGCGAGCTCGAGTCCGAGGCGGCGATGGTCGTGATGGACCTCGAACGCTGCCAGCACCTGCTCTCACGCCTGCACCCGGACGCGGCCGCGGTGATCGCGGCTCGGGTGATGAACGACCTGGACGATGACGAGATGGACCAGGCCTTCCCCAAGGGTGGAGGCAGGCCGGACTGGCGTCGGCTCCGGTCCAAGGCCTGTGCCTGGTTCACGGCCTACCTGCGTGGGCACCCGGTCACGGCCTCGGCCGGACCGAGCTGCGAGAAGGCCTATCGGAGCGCGCGGTGAAGGATTGGTGGCTGATCTATACGGTCGCGGAGGGGGGCGACTTCCACGCCCATCCGTGTGACCCCTGAGGACTACGACGCCGTCCGCGAGACTGGTCAGATCCAAGGCGAACCGGTCGCCTACGTGGCCCTGGCGCGAGCGGTTGACGACTTCGATCTGATCCTCGGCCGGACCCGGCGAGAGCCCCCCGGAGGCGTGCGGAAGTGACAAGGAAAGCGACCATCCCGGCTACCGTGCGACGAGCACTGGCGCTGCGATATGGGTGTGAACCCGGCTCGCGCGCCGATGCCCACTGCCACTATTGCGGAGCGCCGGGGCGTATCTGCTGGTTTCAGAGGCACGATGGCTCGCCCTCGGCGTGGGTTCACTTCTCTTTGGAGATGGACCACATCGTGGCGGAGTCGCGCGGCGGCTCGACCGATGATCCCGAGAACTTCGTCCTAGCCTGCAGGCCATGTAATCGAAGCAAGGGGACGGCGTAGGGTGAGCCTGGCCCTCCGTGAGTCCGTCAGTGAGTCATTCACTGAGTCAGTCAGTGAGGCACCCAGTGAGTCATTCACTGAGCGGTTCAGTGAGCCTGAGCCCGTTTTCACAAACGCACTAAACGCTTTTGCCCAAAAGTTTGGCGCAAAGGCAACAGCAAAAGTGGCGCTTGCGGTGGTTGACTACGCCTTCTGCAGACCGCAAGCGGTGCTCGAGCGGTGGCGCTTGCGGTGACGTGGCGGTGCAGCTTCGGGATCGATCTTGGACGGTGCCAGCAACCCCGGACGACGATAGGCCACGCAGAGTGGCCAAATCTCTGTTTCTTCCACGGGAAACTCGCGGCCGGTCTGATGGCTTGTCCCGCGGAGGGTTGTTCCAGGTATGCGGGTCACCGGCCCCCCTGCAGTCCCGTGCGTGAGACGCGCCTGACGATGACGCCTGACACGATCCTGAACGACGAGCTGATCGAGCTGTCCGCGCTGTTGCGCCGAGAGGGTGCTTGACCATGCGTGTTACGTTGAAGATGAGAGAGAGAACATCCCTCCTCGGCCCCGCGCCCCTCCCTGAAGCCCCACTGAGCGATTCACTGAATGACTCACTGAATCGCTCCCTGAATGACTCACGCCTCATTCACGGGAGGAAGGGAAGGGAAGGGAATTAGATCCTAGAAGCATGCGCTTCTGGCGAAGCGCGACCGACGGCAAGCGGTACGGCAAGCGGTACCGCAAGCGGTGAGAAGCGGTCGATGAAGCGGTGGATCGGGAGGAGACCGATGGAGCCCTCGAAGACGAATGTTGATCCCCCCTCCGAGACGATCCTCGGACAGAACGCGATGG